AACAACTAAACCTTCAAAATTAAAGAAAGGTTCTAAGGCTGCTAATCGTAGAAAATCGTTCTGCGCTCGTATGAAAGGCATGAAGAAAAGATTAACTTCTGCAAAAACTGCACGCGATCCCGATTCTAGGATTAACAAGAGTCTTAGAAAATGGAATTGCTAATGGCAGAACATTATACACTAGAAACATTCGTACCCACACTTAGAAAAATTATAAGAAATTCTTATCAGCAAATAGGTGACACTATGATGGCTGGTGGAGTAACAGATATGGAAAAATATAAATATCTGTTAGGGCAATCACATGCCTTACAAATAATAGACCAGGAAATATCAAACCTGCTAAATCCAAAGGAGGATAAAAAAGATGATACTGAAAGACCAAACAACGTCATCAGATTCGGGCAAAGAGATTCCGAAGACGAGACTAGCTCTTGATGAAAAATATCAAGAAGAAAAAAAACTAGAATCATTAAAAGAAGATAAAAGATTAGATGAAACTAATATTGGTTCCATGATGGATCAATTACCTGAACCATCAGGATGGAGAATGTTAGTTTTACCTTTTACACCAAAAGAAAAATCTAAAGGTGGAATTATATTTTCACAAGAATCTTTAGACAAAGCTAGAATGGTAACAAACTGCGGCTATGTTTTAAAGATGGGACCTCTTTGTTATAAAGACAAAGATAAATTTGAAACAGGTCCTTGGTGTAAAGAAAAAGATTGGGTCATCTTTGCCAGATATGCTGGTTCAAGACTACCAATAGAAGGCGGTGAAGTTCGTCTTCTCAACGACGACGAGGTTCTTGGAACTGTTAAAGATCCAGAATCTGTGTTGCATTACATTTAACATAGGAGGAAACTATGCAAGAAGAAAACAAAAAAGAAGTTCCTATGGTGGATATAGATACTTCAGGTCCAGAGCAAGAAGTTGAATTAGAAGCTCAAACTGAAGAACAAGTTGAAACCAAAGAGGATGATGTTTCTGTAGAAGAAACAAAAGACACTAGCTCCGCGCCTCAAGAGGCTAGCGACAAGGAGCAAGAAGAACAGAAAGATGCGAAAGATACAGAATTAGAAAACTACAGTAAAGATGTTCAAAGAAGAATAGCTAAACTCACCGGTAAATGGAGAGAAGCACAAAGACAAAGAGATGAAGCTGTTGAATATGCTAAATTGCAAAAACAACAGAGAGAAGCTCTTCAGAAAAAATATTCTTCAGTTGAACAAGCTGGAGTTAAAGATAGAGAAGAAGCAATCAAAGCTGGATTACTTGCAGCGCAAACAAAATTAGCACAAGCTAGAGCTAATGATGATGTTGCAGCAGAAGTAGAAGCAAGTAAAGAAATTGCAAGATTAGGTTATGAAGAATCTAGACTTGCAGATGCTAAAGCTATGGCTGAATCAGCACCAAAAGCTGAAACAAAAGATGAAATACCATCTTTTGAAACAAAACAGCAACCACAACAACAAAATGTAGATCCTAGAGCAGAAGCTTGGGGAGCTAAAAATAAGTGGTTTGGTACAGATACGGCTATGACTTACACAGCTTTTGACATTCATAATAAACTAGAAGCTGAAGGTTATGATGCTAATAGTGATGAATATTATGCAGAAATTGATAAAAGAATAAGACTTGAATTTCCGCATAAATTTGCTACAACTACTGATACAACGGCTCAAACGACTAAGCCAGTGCAAACAGTAGCGTCGGCAACGCGAAGCACAAAAAGTGGTCGCAAAACTATCAGTCTCACCCCTTCTGAAGTTGCTATTGCCAAAAAATTAGGAGTGTCATTAAAAGATTATGCAAAACAAAAACACATGAAGGAGGTTTAAGCATATGAACGAAGAAAATAAAATGAAGACCCCTCGTGCGAGCCAGTCAAGATCTAACGAAGTTAGACCTCAGACATGGACACCACCGTCATCTTTAGATGCACCACCTGCGCCAGATGGTTTTAGGCACAGATGGATAAGAACTGAAACTTTGGGCATGGACGATACAAAGAACATGTCAGGTAAGTTAAGATCTGGATGGGAACTCGTAAGAGCGGACCAATACCCAGAACATCCTTATCCACAAGTTGCGGAAGGCAAATACGCAGGAGTCATTGGAGTAGGCGGCCTAGTGTTGGCTAGGATACCGGAAGAGATCGCAAAATCTCGTGAGGCTTATTTTAGAAAACAAGTCCAAGATAGAGATGAAGCAGTTAACAACGATCTTTTGAAGGAACAACACCCAAGTATGCCGATCAATAGTGATCGACAGAGTCGCGTAACTTTTGGTGGTACTAAAAAGTAATTTTTAGCAATACCAACTACCGTGATACTTAATATAAACTTAACTTAGGAGTAAAAACTATGGCAAACAAAGACGCTGCTTTCGGAATGAGAGCAATCGGCAAAGTTGGTCAGAATAGAGACAACCAAGGTTTAAGTGAATATAGTATTGCAGCCAATTCTTCTGCGATTTACCAAAATGATCCAGTGCAAATGTTAGCAACTGGTTACATTGGTGTAAATAGTGCGGATGATGGCAACTTACTAGGTTCGCTTAACGGTGTTTTCTATACTGATTCAAGCACTTCGAAACCTACATGGGCTAATCACTTAGCTGCATCTAACGCTGCAACAGACATCGTTGGATTTGTAGCTGATGATCCTTATGAAAGGTTCGAAATACAATCTAGTGGTACATTAGCTATCGCTGATATTAACTTAAATGCAAATTTAGCATATGCAGCTGGTTCATCAGCTAATTACATATCTAAAACTGAAGTTACTACAGCATCAGGTATGACTACTAATGTAAAACAAATCAAAGTTATCGGAGTTACTAAAGATGACGAAAACAATCAATTAGCAAACGCTACAACTTATGCAGCGAATGTTAATGTTGTTGGAATCATTAACGAACATAACTTAAAAGCTACAACAGGCGTATAAGGAGATAAACTATGGCGATAAGTAGAGGACAACTAGTCAAAGAACTAGAACCAGGTTTGAATGCTTTATTCGGTCTGGAGTATAAAAGGTATGAAAATCAGCATACTGAAATTTTCGACACAGAGTCATCTGACAGAGCTTTTGAAGAAGAAGTAATGTTATCTGGCTTTGGCAATGCACAAGTTAAACCAGAAGGTTCTGGAGTGACTTTTGACAATGCACAAGAAACTTTCACAAGCAGATACACGCACGAGACAATTGCTCTTGCATTCTCAATCACTGAAGAAGCGATTGAAGATAACTTGTATGACAGACTTGCGTCTAGATATACAAAAGCATTAGCAAGATCTATGGCGAATACCAAACAAGTAAAAGCAGCAAATGTATTAAACAATGCATTTGATTCAAGCTTCGCTGGCGGTGATGGAAAAGAGCTTTGCGCTACTGACCACCCAACAATCGCTGGTACAGTTTCAAATGAGTTAGCTACAGCAGCAGACTTAAACGAAACTTCATTAGAACAAGCGTTAATTGATATCGCAGCGTTCACAGATGAAAGAGGTTTGAAAATTGCAGCGAGAGGATTAAAATTAATCATCCCTTCTGAATTACAATTCACAGCGGAAAGATTAATGAAATCTGCTCAAAGAGTTGGTACTGCGGACAATGATATCAACGCTATAAACAGCATGGGAATGGTTCCACAAGGTTATGTGGTTAACAATTTCCTTACTGACACAGACGCGTTCTTTATCAAAACAGACGTGCCTAATGGTATGAAAATGTTCGTAAGATCACCAATCAAAACTGCAATGGAAGGTGACTTCGATACTGGAAACGTAAGATACAAAGCAAGAGAGAGATACTCTTTTGGTTTCTCTGATTTCAGAGGTATCTTCGGTTCACCAGGAACTGCATAATACTTGTAATTAAGTATTTATTTTGGAAGGGCCCTTGATTGGGCCCTTTCTTTTTGATAGAAAGGAAAAATGCAAAGAAAGAAATTAAGAATAAAAATTAGAGCATATGGCTATATGTCAGAATTTGATATAGAAGCTGAAGATTCCATACAAGGAGTAGAACAAGCAGTCCTTGACAAAATAGGACAAAATGATATTGTATGGGAGCATTTTGATTTTTTTGATAATCGTAAATGCTACATAACCTATGAGGAGGTTAACAATGGCTCAGGACAACATGGTGTTGTTCGCACATAAGATTAAACTCGAGTCACAATGGAACGAGTTATATCTTAAAAATGGCGGATTAATTACACCAGAAATGTCAGTGCTAGGTGATGATATTAAAAAAGTCATCAGACAAATCCTAGCAAAACAAGAGAGTCCTAAGAATCCTAGAGATGGTGAAAATCATCTTTACGCTGGTTAATTAGGGTTTATATTCTCTGTGTTTTAAAAAGCAGTAAAATGCTGTAGGGATTTCTTGCACTATTTAATAATTTCATATATAAATTAATCACTATACAAATTAATTAGAACATAGACGCGTATAGTCGACGGCCTAGAGACTATGTTCGGAAACTAGGAGGATATAATTATGGCAAATACTACATTTACAGGACCAGTCCGATCGGAAAATGGTTTTGAATCAATAACTAAAAACACTACTACTGGTGTTATCACGACTGATGCTACTTATGGCAAAGCTGTTGTAGCAGGTACTCAATCACTTTCAGGTGCAGGAGCAGCAGATTTAACTAATCTAACAACTGCAATTACTGGTGAGAATACAGGTGATGTTGTAACTCTTGCAAATGGAACTGCAGGTCAAGTTAAAATTTTCACATACATTGCTGAAAGTGCTGCAGGTGATACAGCAATAATTACTCCAGCAACTTTCGGAAGTGGTACTACAATCACTTTAGGAACTGTTGGACAAGGTTGTGTACTAGTTTACGATGCAACAATCGGCTGGGTTGTGACTGGAAACAACGGTGGAACAATAGCATAATAAATAATTAATGGAGCCCTTCGGGGCTCCTATAAATTTTTAGGAGATTAAAATATGAAATCAGATGTTAAAGCAACACGAAAAGACTCTGACGGTTTAGTATTTGCAGGAAGAACAAGATTAAGAGGAATTATTCTTGGAGCTCCAAATGTTACAACTGCAGCAGCTGCTGTTTTATTAAACGGAACAACAGGTTCAAACTACTTTCAAGTAGATGCACCGGCAGGTGATGTGTTTGCATTTAACATGCCAGAAGATGGTGTGTTATTTGAAAACGGAATTTTTGTAACTGATTTAGTAGGTACAGTAACAGTCGTATACGATAAGTAGGAGGCTAAATGGCTAACACTACTTCTGGAACATATACTTTTGATAAGACTTTTGCGATTGATGAAATTATAGAAGATGCTTATGAAAGAATAGGTATGCAACCTAATGCAGGTTTTAATTTAAAATCTGCAAGACGTTCTTTAAATATTATGTTTCAAGAATGGGCTAACAGAGGTTTACATTATTGGGAAGTTGCAAACAATTCAATTACATTAGTAGATGGTCAAGCGACTTATACAATGTATAGATCAACCGATGACGGCACTTCTGATGCTACAGCTGTTTATGGTGTAGATGATGTATTAGAAGCATCTTATAGAAATTCTTCAAGTGTTGATTTTCCATTAACAAAAATAAACAGATCAGAGTATCAAGCTTTATCAAATAAAACTGATGAAGGTACTCCAACACAATATTTTGTTCAAAGATTTATTGACAAAGTTACCATCACTTTGTATTTGACGCCCGGTTCCACAGAAGCTGGAAACACAATTAACTATTATTATGTCAAAAGGATTCAAGATGTTGGAGTTTATACTAATGCTACTGATGTTCCATATAGATTTGTTCCTTGTATGGTGTCGGGACTTGCATATTATTTATCTCAAAAATTTGCTCCACAAAGAACACAAGAATTAAAATTATTATACGAAGATGAATTACAAAGAGCTTTAGCTGAAGATGGTTCTTCATCTAGTTCATACATAACACCTAAAACTTATTATCCAAATGTCTAATACTGCTTCAGGAAAACATTCAAAATTTATATCTGATAGATCAGGCATGGAATTTCCATATAAAGAAATGGTAAAAGAATGGAATGGATCTAGAGTACATATTTCTGAATTTGAACCTAAACAACCACAATTAGAACCAAAACCACATACAGCTGATCCACAAGGATTAAAAAACGCTAGACCAGATAGAACTGAACCACAAACAGATCCATTGTTACCTAGTAATCCTTTTATTATCACATCAGGAAGTTCAACAATAAATGTATATGAACCAAGTCACGGAAGAACAACAGGAAATATTGTTGTATTTAGAAATGTTGATGGAAGTCCAGGAGGATTAGCATATACACTATTTGAAAATGCGTCAGGATTTAGTATAACAGTAACAGGTACAGATAATTATACTTTTGATTTAGGAAGTACACCTACTGTATCAGGAAGATTTGGAGGAGCATTTGTGACGGCAGGTCCGGCTACATTAACACCATGAATTATAGTGAATTAGTTACAAAGATTAGAGATTATTGTGAAGTAGATTCAAATGTATTTTCATCAACTATTGTTGATGGTTTTATTTCTGACGCTGAATTTAGAATTTTAAGAGATGTAGATTCTGATAATAATAGATCTTATGCACAAGCTGATATTATTGCAGGTCAAAGATATGTAAACACACCTTTAATAAATGATGAAACATTAATTATTAGATCAGCGCAAATCACTAATTCTACAGGTGGAGGAAATAACTCTAGCCGCTCGTTTCTAGAATACAGAGACACCAACTTTATATCTGAATATAATCCAACTGGAGTTCAAGGATTACCAAAATATTATTCATATTGGGATGAAAATACAATTATATTGGCCCCAACACCTGATCAAAACTATAACATGCAGTTAAATTATATCTTGAAACCTGCTGGTTTATCTAGTAGTAATACACAAACATACTTAAGTAAGGAATTCCCTAACGGACTTTTGTATGCATGTTTAGTAGAGGCTTACGGGTTCTTAAAAGGACCGCCTGATATGATCCAGTTCTACGAAGGAAAATATAAACAGGCTCTCGAAGGATTTACAGTAGAGCAAATGGGAAGAAGAAGACGAGATGAATACCAAAGTGGATCACCCCGTCTTCCTAAAACACAATAAGGAGTAATAACATGGCAATAACACAAGCGGTTGCGAACAGTTTTAAAAAGGAATTACTAGAAGGTGAACATAAGTTTCAATTTTCTGGTGGTGATAGTTTTAAACTTGCTTTGTATTCTTCTACTGCAACATTAAATTCTGCTACTACAGCATATACATCTACTGGCGAAGTTGCTGGTAGTGGTCAATATTCTATTGGTGGTGGAGACCTAGTAAAACCAAATCCAAGTACTTCAGTTGCATCAGGTGTTGCAATTGTGGACTTTGCTGATTTATCTTTTACTGGTGTAACGTTGACAGCTAGAGGTGCATTAATTTATAATGTGTCATCGTCTAACAAGGCGGTTGCAGTATTAGATTTTGGTGCAGACAAAACAGCAACTTCAGGAACATTTACTATTCAGTTTCCTAACTTTACAACTTCAGCAGCGATTCTAAGAATTGGTAACGCGTAATAGGGAGGTAACCTATTATGGCCAACGCTTGGGGCGAACTTAGTTGGAACGCAGGTAATTGGGGTGATCAAAATAATGTAACCGAACAGGTTACAGGATTAAGTACTTCTATTGCCTTAAATTCCGTAGATTCATATCCAAATGAAGGTTGGGGTTCTGATTTTTGGGGTTCAGAAAACTGGGGTGAAAGTGCATTCACTGTTCCTGTTACAGGACTACAACAAAATATAGATATTACTAATCCCGATGTAGGTTGGGGTGAATTAGAATGGTCAGCTTACAACTCACGTTGGGGTGGAGAGTCCACTGTTAATATTGCTATTGGTCAACAAGTTGACGTATCTGGTCAACAACAAAATTTATCTGTAGGTGACACTGAAATTATCATAGCTACAGAAGTATTTTTAAATCAAAATCCATTACCAAATTTAACTGTTTCAGAAGGAACAGTAGATGCATCTCCAGATGCTATAGCTACAGGTCAACAACAAAATCTATCAACAGGTACTTTAGATGCATATAACCGACAAGGTTGGGGTAGATATTTCTTTGGTGAAGAAGAATGGGGAGCTTCTGGTTTATGGGAAACTGTTTCTGTAACAGGTCAACAATTAAATATTGGAACTAATGCATCAACAGATGTAGATGTTTCTGTTACTGTAGAATTAGATACAGTAGATGATCCAGGTTGGGGTGGAGGCCAAGTAGCTTGGGGTAATCAAGAATGGGGTCAAGCAGAAGTATCTATGGCTATGACTATAGGTGAAGGAACAGTGGATCCTTCTCCTGATGCTACCGTTGTTGGTATTGGATTAACGGCAGGTGTTGCTTTAGGATCAGTTGTTCAAGGAGATGCTAATGTTGTAATTAATAATGATATATTACCAACATTTGCAGCTCGAGGTGATGCTCAATTATCTACAGCTCAAGCTAAATTTGGACCTTCATCTTTATTATTAGATGGAACGGGAGACTTTGTACAATCGACCGCAAGTCCTGTTGTTCAAAATGATTTTACAATTGAGTTTTTTGCATATGCTTCTAACTTTGCACAAGACGCATATCTATGGGATAACTCTTTATCTAGTCAAGGTTTTGCAATTTCAATTACATCAGCTGGACAGTTAAGATTAATTCAAAATAATACAATTCTTCAACAAACAAGTTCACCTAGTCTTAATAATAATCAATGGAATCATTTTGCATTAGTACAAAATGGAAGTCTTTTAAATTTATATATTAATGGAACTTCTAAACTTCAGTACGCTACAGGTGGAGACAGTTATCCAGGTCAATCTTATAAGATAGGAACAAACGAAGGTGAGACTCAATTCTTTAATGGTTATATAGATGAGTTTAGATCTTCTGATATTGCAAGATATACAACAACCTTTACACCTCCTACTTCAGCATTTACGGCAGATGGAAGTACTATTTCTTTACTTCATTTTGACGGTGCAAATGGTTCTACAAATATCGTTAATTCAACAGGTTCTGAGATACCTAGAATTGCTTTAGGATTAGGTCAAGGACAAGCTGAATTAGATGCTGTAACTTTTGGAACCCCTGCTGGAGAACAGTTAAATGTTACATTAGAAGGAGTTGTAGCAGGTACTTCTGTTGAAGTAGATTTAACAGGAAATGGGTTGACACTAGCTTTAAATAGCATTAATGTACAATCTTGGCAGATTGTCGATACCGGTACAAATGTCAATTGGAATATAATTGACACGGCCGCTTAATTTTAGTAAAAATAAAACAACAAGGATAAAAAATTATGGCATCAACATATTCAACAGACCTTAAACTAGAATTAATGGTCACAGGTGAAAAAGCCGGACTATGGGGCGACATCACAAATACAAACTTAGTTATTCTTCAGCAGTCAATTGCTGGTTTTGAACAAGTTGCATTAAACGCAACAACAGGTGCAACTCTTGCATTTACTAATGGAGCAACTTCAGATGGTAAAAATGCAGTTATCGAATTAACTGGAACAATTACCGGTAACGTTGATGTTACTATTCCAACAAGTATTACAAATAAAGTTTACATTATTAAAAATAGCACATCAGGTGCTTTCACTGTAACCGTTTTAGTTTCTGGTCAAACAGGTGTAACTTTTTCTGCAACAGATAAAGGTACAAAACTTGTATATGTAAATGGAACTGATGTTGCAGATTCAAATATTGGAAAAGTTTCAAACGATATTTCTCCATCACTATCTGGAATACTAGATACAAATGGCAATGATATTGTTATTGATGATGCTGGTGCAATTGAAGATGATTCAAATAATGAATATATTAAATTTGCAAAAACTGCTTCAGCAGTTAATGAAATTCAAGTCACTAACCAAGCAACTGGATCTGCTCCAGATGTTGCGGCAACTGGTGATGATACAAACATAGATTTAAATTTAACACCAAAAGGTATTGGTAGAGTTACTATGAATGGTAATTCTAGAATTGACGGTATCGCAGAAAAAGTAACTATATCTGGAACTTTTGATTCAGATGTTGTTGTTGATACAAATACTCAAGGTGTTGTTTTAAGCACAGCAGCAGCTGATGCTAACTTTATAGTCAATTTAAGAGGAGATGGATCTAATTCATTAGACGCTTCTATGGATACAGGTGAATCAATTACAGTTGCATACATTTCAAAACAAAATGCAACAGCTTATTATCCAACTGAAATTCAATGTGACGGAGTAACAACAAACGTTACAACTGTATGGCAAGGTGGATCTGCACCAACTAGTGGAAACACAACTTCTAATGATGTGTATACATTAACAGCTATTAAAACAGCTTCATCTACTTTTACAGTTTTAGCGTCTCAAACACAATTTGCATAAGGAGACTAAATGCCTTTAATAAGTACAAGAGGTGGCGGTTCATCAAGAGGGTTTGGTTTTGCAGGTGGTCTAAATATTATTTTAGCAACCGGTGGAACTATCTCTACATTTACTAGCGGCGCCGAAGAATATCAACTTCATCAATTTAATACTTCAGGTTCATTTGAAGTAACTAAAGTTCCAAGTAAACCTGGGTTTGATACTTTTGCTAGATTTATCGCTGGAGGCGGTGGATCAGGAGGTGGCGGATCAGTTCATGCGCCAGGAGGTGCAGGTGCAGGAGCAGGTGTTGTAAGATTAAACTCATCATCAGTATCTATTCCAGTTGGAAACTATTCTTTTACAGTTGGAGCCGGTGGACCTCAAACAGGGAACGGAGCACAACAAGGTTCTGATGGAGCAGCGGGTGGATCAACTACTGCTTTCGGTACTACAGCAAACGGTGGAAACGGCGGTGGACGTACAGGTAATCCTGGTGGAAATAATGCAGATTTCAGT